CAAATATTATCGACTACCGTCCGCCACCAACCATACGTGCCTTTATTAAAGACCACCGTATTGGGGGGCTCTTTTATAGTTTTATCACTGGCCCAGTTGGGTCGGGTAAGACCACAGCGTTGTTTTTTAAGCTCGTCTTCATGGCCGCTAAACAGGCGCCATCTTCTGATGGCATCAGACGCTCGAAAGCAGTCGTGGTTCGTAACACGCTTCCTCAGCTGCGGGACACGACCCTGGCAAGCTGGAGTTTGTGGTTCCAGGACGGCGTAGCTGGCGCGTGGCATGCAACCGAGAAGAACTTCACTTTGCGGTTCGGGGATGTTGAATGTGAAGTTCTCTTCAGGCCGCTCGACACGCCGGACGACGTACGGCGTGTTTTGAGCTTGGAGGTGTCTTTCGCTCTGATCGACGAGTTTATAGAAATTCCGAAAGAAATTATCGATGCTCTCTCGGCTCGCGTAGGCCGTTACCGATTGCCGGATGGCACATCTCCTTCGGTGTGGGGAATTTGGGGAAGCTCCAATCCTGGCACCGAGGATTCGTTCTGGTTCGATTGGCTGCATGGTCCGGGGGTCGCACGTTACAAGCGCCTGCCTGGTGCTCTCGTTCCGACGAGGGTTCCTGATAGTATTGGCGATGTAGCAACTGCGCTCGTCCAACCCACAGCGGGCCTGGAGCCGATTGTTTCGTACTACGAGCAGCCTGGAGGTCTGACTCCGGATGCCGAGAACCTGGCGAACCTTCCTCCTAACTATTACCGTGATGCCATCGCAGGTAAGAGTGAAATCTGGGTTCGTCAGTTCATCTCCGCAGAATGGGGCTTCTCGATCGCCGGCAAAGCTGTTGTATCAGGCTTCCGAGCCGACCTGCATGTCGCCCTTCCCAACACCCTGCAGCCGAACCCCTACTTCCCTCTCATCGTCGGGCTCGATCCTGGGATCACCGGCAGTGCCATGGTTCTCGGGCAGCAAGACTACGATGGGCGGATCAAGGTCTTCGCCGAACTCGTGCAGGAAGGGATGGGAGCCGAAAGGCTGATTCAGGAACGATTACAGCCACTTCTCCGGAACCGGTTCCCGCAGGTCGTGCGTGTTATCGTTGCCGCCGACCCGGCAGCTGCGAGCCGGACCCAGACCGACGAGCGCACCGTGGTGAAGATTTTCAAGCAGCACTACGACGTGGATGTGGAGAGCAACAACCGCCTTCCGTTGCGGCTGGATGCGATCGACCACTACACCAACACTCTAGTCGAGGGACGAGCGGCGTTGCAGATTGATCCATCGTGTCAGGTCTTGATCCGCGCGCTCAAAGGCGGCTGGAGATATTCCGCTGACCTCAAGCGCGAGACGCTCCGCGGGACCGACCCCGAGAAGAATGCCTACTCCCATCCCGGAGATGCGTTCGGCTATCTTTGCAGGTTCTTCCATCGTGACCGCCAACGTGAGACGCGATATCGTCTACCAATAGGCAGTCTAGCAGCCCGGCGCCAGGGTGTGCCGTGGCAACGCCAGCCGGAGCGCAACAGCTATCATGTGAGGTGAGATGATGCATGTTACAGATTGCGAAGCTTTACGCCGCCAGCTGAAGACATTGGCAGAGCACGTACATAGCCTGATTGACAAACAGGCGCCGGACGAAGCTAACGCCAATGCCATGCTTGCCTATCGTCATTTGGAAGATGCTTCGATGCGACTCGGCAAGACGATTCAGGCTCTTGATGGCGGTGTTTCAATTTACGATAAAACTCAAGTATCGCAAACAAGCTGACGCTGATGGCTACTCCAACTTCAGACCAAGAACGGCAGTACGGCACAGCTCGTGCATACCCAGACCCCGCATTAAAACCGCCGACGCTGGATATTCCTACGCCTACTCCTGGCAAGGATGCGGCTGCTGCGGGAAGCGACCCGCCTGTAAAACGCATTTCATCAGAAGCTTTGCGTACTTTAGGTCAGCGTTTTAATCAGATTTTCCTTCAATATGTGTCCGACAGAAGGGTTGTCGAATTGCGATGGTTGGCCAACCAGCGTCAGTATCTCGGACTTTACGATCCTGAGGTGGAGAAATCTTTCAGCCCTAATCGGTCGAAGGCTTATCCTAAGCTGACCAGGACCAAGTGTATCAGCGTCCTTGCGCGCATTATGAACTTGATGTTCCAGGGCAACGAGCGTAATTGGGAGCTTCATGCTGCACCGTGGCCTGATATTACATCCAAGGAAGTCCAGGACGCGATCAATCTGGCTCAGGAAAAAGACCAACTCGCCGGCGTGCCTTCGCCTGATCCGAGTGATACGAACGCCTTCAATGGCTATGTAACGGAGGCCTTGGATCGTTACGCAGACCTGCGTGCCGATAAACTATCCACCTTGATTGACGATCAGCTTCAGGAATTAGGTGGGCATCAGGCGTTGGATTACGTTGCGCTCAACCGCGCAGTGATCAGGTCAGGGATCATCTATGGGCTTGGTGTCCTGCGCGGGCCGTTTGTGCGTAAATCGGAGACTGTGACGTGGAAAGTACAAAAGCCGCCAGGACCAAACGGGCTTATGCAAGGGGCACCACCCATGGGTGGGGCGTTGCCGTCAGTAGGTCCGACATCGATCAATGGGGGCGCCCCGTCACCGCAGATGACAGGCGGACAGGGGAGTCCCCCGATGAACGGCGGGCAGGGGAGTCCCCCGATGAACGGCGGAGCGCCGCCACAAGGTCAGCCGCCGGTGCCACTGGTGAAACCAGTGAAGCAAGTTATCTATAAGCCCTATTTTGAGTTTCTTCCGGTCTGGGACTTCTACCCTGACCTTAGTGCCAAGACGCTGCAGGGCATGGATGGATACTTTGTGCGTCTTGTCATGAGCAAGACGCAAATAAAAGAACTTGGCGGGCGTCCTGATTTTTTCCAGAATGTCATCGACTCCTATCTAACTCGTTACCCCATCGGTAATTATCGCGCGCAGCAATTCGAGATCGAGCTGCGAGCGATGGGCGTCAAGGTCAATGTCAACGAGATGAAGACTGAGACGATGAAGTACGAGGTGTTGGTATGGCACGGCGCAGTTGACGGCATGATGCTTCAGGAGGTTGGTGTAGAAGTGTCGGTAGACAAGCTTTCCGATTACGTTGATGCGGAAATCTGGATGCTCGACGCAAATGTTATTGGTGCTAGGCTTAATCCTTGGGAAGAGCTTGTTAAGGAGATGCCGACGGTACCCGTACCGAAGATGATCCATACGTTTTTGTTTGATGAGGACGACACATCACCGGTTGGTTTTGGGCTCCCGCAAGCTATTCGCGATTCACAGATGATGGTCGCCGCCGCGACACGCATGTTGCTCGATAATGCGAGTGTTGTGTGTGGGCCTAACCTCGAACTCAACACTGACTTGTTGCGTCTCGATCAGGATTTGAGCGCCATCTCTGCGTACAAGGTTTGGTATCGCGAAGGCTCTGGACCTGAAGCGCAATGGCCGGCAGTGCGCAATGTGCAAATCGACGCTCACTTGGACGAGTTGCTCAAGGTCGTAGAGCTTGGACTTCGTTTTGCCGATAGCGAAACCTTCGTCGGTCCGGCGACCGGCGGTGACATGGAGCACCAACCTTCTGAGCCGCTACGTACTGCGGCGGGCGCCTCTATGCTGCGTGGTGATGCGGCGCTCCCATTCAAAGATGTCATTCGTGCGTTCGATACGTTCACCCAGAGTGTGATCAACTCCATGGTGCTATTTAATCGGGTGTTCAATCCAAATCAGGCGCCTGACGGCGATTATGACGTGGTCGCTCGTGGTGCAACTAGCCTCATGGCTAAAGAGCTGCGCGGTATGCAGGCTGATTCGCTGGTGCAGACGCTCAAGCCCGAGCAGATGATCCACGTCGATGAGCGCAAGCTTACCGAGGCGCAGATCAAGGCCAGGGATATGGACGACATCCTGGTGACCGAGGACGAGGCGGGCCGGCGCCAGCAGGCTGCGTCGCAGCAACAGCAGGAGCAGCAGGATCAGCAGCAGAAGCTCATGGAGGCCAACTTGCGCAAGATATTGAGTGATGCGTTCAAGAACATTGCGCAGGGACAGAAGAACACCGCCAATGCTGACGCTCAGCTGGTGGATACGGCGCTGAGCATTTTAGAGAAAGGATTGCAAGATGAGTCTGCAAGAGCCGCTGCCGCTGGAGTATCCCCCGCAGCCCCGCAAGGAGCGCCAGCAGGAGGCGGCCTTGCTGCGGCGCTTGCAGCAGGCGCGATCGGCCCCGGAGCTAATGGCCCTATGCCAGCTGCTCCAGGTCCGCCTGGACTTATGCCGGAACAAGCTGGTCAAGGCGTCCCTCAATGATGTACCGTTTCTGCAAGGAGAGGCGCGTGCGTTCGAGAAGCTTTTAACCGATCTATCGGGTGAACGTACGCCGCCTGAGTAGGAGATTGATCCATGGCACGTGCTCCGCGCGCCGCAGCCGCGGCGCCTACGCCAACCCCGGCACCTGAGCCCGCACCTGCGCCAGCCCCGGCGCCCGTACCAGCTGCGGCGCCTGCACCGGCTCCGGCACCAGAGCCCCTAGTAGCCGCATCCTCAGTACCCGACCCGTTCGATACGGCGTTCGCCGAGGCTGCGGCTGCCGAAGCGGCGGATCAGCTTCGGGTAGCTGTAACGCCACCGAAGGTGGTTGAGCCCAAGCCTGCTGAGCCTGCACCGGCTGAACCTGCACCGGCTGAGCCGCCCGCGCAGGCGGCTGCGCCTGCACCTAAGCCGCCGGCTGAACCACCAGTAGAGCCGGTACAGCCTCCTCCGCAGCCTCCTCCGCAGCCTCCTCCGCAGCCTCCGTCACAGCCGCATTATCAAGAGCCGCCGCTCTTCAATGCTGAGGAGGTGACTCAGCTACAGCAATTTTACACTGATTGGCCAGATGTTGCCCGGGCTACTGAGACGATGCTCCGGGGCATTACGGCGCAAGTTGCGCGTCGTATGTACGCTGATATTGCTTCTTCGATGGCGCCTTACTTGCGGACCATCGACATCTTGGCTGACCGCTCGCAGCTGTCTGAGTTGCAGGGGGCGGTTACCGACTACGATAACGTCGCCGGTCAGCTGACTTCCTGGGCGGCCAGTCAACCTGCGTATTTGCGCTCAGCTTATGAGTCTGTTATCAAATCAGGGACGGCGGCTGAGGTCGTCGATTTGATCAACCGGTATAAGCAGGACATGCAGGTAATTCAGCCAGCACATGGTGGCCAGCCGGCACCGGCTGTACCTGCTGCTGCCCCTGCTGCACCTGCTCCTGCTGCCCCTGCCCCTGTGAATCCTGCGCTCGCAGCTGCCGCTGCGCGTCTCGCGCCGGTGAGCACTAAGCGCACCAACGTAGTCGCACCTCCAACCGACTTTGACAGTGCCTTTGCCGAGTTCGCTAAGGCGTCCTAAGATGGACCAAGCAACACTTAAAAGTTGGCTGACCTACCATCCTGAGACAGGGGTGGGCACGAATCGGGTATTTGGGGAAACAAAAATCTCTTGGTCTATTCAATTCACCGGAAGATGCGGCAGCGGCTTATGTGTGCGCGGCTAAAGAGCTGCATGGCGAGTTCGCGCGTACAACTTAGGAGAGTATAATGGTCGCGGTGACCTCATACGGCGATATATCTCCCGCGGTGGCTGCATACAGCGTTGTACGTATGTTAAAACGTGCAATGCCTTACCTGCACATCGAGAAATTTGGGCAGACCTATCCCTTGCCAACCAACTCGACGCAGACCGCCAAGTTCAGGCGTTACTTCCTTCAAGGAGCAACCGGCGCAGCCGGTCCGGATGCTGGAGGCACCAACGGCGCCGGGCAACCGTTCTACATTCCGCTGGCGTTGACGCCCCTTGTCGAAGGCGTGACGCCTGCAGGCTCTATGCTGGCTAACCAGGATTATACGGTACAGCTGTACCAGTACGGCGATTATATCACCATTACTGACGTAATCGAAGACACCCATACCGATCCGGTGCTGCAGCAGTCGACCGACATTCTCGGCGAGCAAGCGGCGGTCACTGTCGAAACTCTACGGTTCAACGTACTCAAGGCGGGCACCAACGTCTGGTACCAGAACCTGGTTGCGGGGCGCGCGAACGTTGCTGGTGTTCTCAGTTTGACCGATCAGCGCCGGGTGTCGACTGGGCTCAACCGGCAGAACGCCAAGAAGATTTCCCAGGTCGTGGCGTCCAACCCCGACTTCAGCACCAAGTCGGTGGAAGCTGCGTACTTCGGTCTCGTTCATCCTGATCTGGAGACCGACATCCGCAACATGACCGGGTTCATTCCGGTCGCGTCGTACGGCCCACATACGAGTCCGTTTGAGGGCGAGATCGGTTCGGTCGAGCAATGCCGCTATCTCAGCTCGACGGTGATCGCACCGTTTATCAATGCCGGCGCCGCGACCAGCGGTGGGACGACTTACCGCTCAACTGGTGGCGTGAACTGGGACGTCTACCCTGTTCTATACTTTGGACGCGATGCTTTCGGTCTCGTGCCGCTCAAGGGTAAGTCTTCAATGACCCCGATGGTGGTCAATCCCAAGCCGGCGCCGGGCGACCCGCTGGCGCAGCGCGG